TAGCCGTGCAATAGCTTCCCCACTAATTTCTGGGGACTGCCAGCCAAATGTTGGTAGAGTTCACAAATAAATGTGTAAAATCTACCAACATTTGGCTGGCAGTCCCCAGAAATTAGTGGGGAAGCTATTGCACGGCTAGCCCGATCTTTCAACCGCAAACAGATCCTTCTCCAGTAGGTCTTTCTGTTTACTTAAGGGATCCTGCAATGCTCGCGTATATGCAACTAGTGAGTGGTTTTCTTCTAGGATAAACAACTCATTAAATTCCTCTTTATCCAAGGTGTTACAATACCTATTAAAAAACAAATGGCCTAAGTTCTTATTAGCATACCCACAGTTCAACATCTTAACTGATGAAATGTCAGAAACCGGTGTGGGATAGTGCTCCTTTAGCCAATCTTCAAAGGTCTTTAACTCATACGTGCAACCCAGCTCGACAAGAGTACGAATCGTATAATCATACGTGCTCTTGCCAAAATGGGCCACTTCATTCAAGAAACCTTCGAGGCGCTGTCTTAATGCCTCTGCTTTGCTGAAGTATGGCTTCTTCAGCCAGTGTAATATGTCAACCACCACATGAGGTGGTAGTGGGGCCAACACATAATTCAAATTATTAACAGTATAAATGTTAACTTGCCTTTTCAAGAATGCGCGTCCAGTTTTATCTTCAGTAATTTCTTTATCAATATTTAAAAGATGCTGTTTTAATCTATCATGTGGCAACACTTTATTCCTACGCAAATCATCTCCATAAATTAGCCAACGCATCTCATTCCAATTATCAAAATTACCAAATTCCTCATAATATGCATACATTAGATAAAACAAAGAAGATAAAGAATTAATTGCATCTGTGCCATAGGCTCCTGAGGGTGAACCACAAAGAACCTGATATTTTAAATCTCCTAAAACATGTGTAGAACAGCATATCTCTTCCATTATGACATTAACAATAGTACTTTGTTCCTCACTATAATCCAGGTGTTTCTCACACCATTTTATGGCG